GAGAAATTCCCATGCGGCCTGTTGCGCCCTCTCATAATTACTGTAGGTAGACCGCTCTAGCCCGCTTCCAAGGCCCAACACCATCGGGTTGATGCCCAGGGCTGAACAGATACGCTCCTCCGGTACACGCCTAACAGAATCCAAAGCAAGCTCGGAAGGAGTCAACGATACCCTGTCCATCTTGTAGGCACCGGTCATGACAACGATGCCGCCGCTACCGTCCCCGGTAAGGTCTTCGTGCAGTTGGCGCTTGACCTGCCGGGCATCGTCCATAGACATATCAACCGATGTCTCTTTGGCATCAGGGCCGACAATCAATGAAGGCATAGCGCCGTTTGCCAATAGTCCGTATGCGGTAGTGGATGCGGTGTTGTCGGTTGCAATCTCCCGCAGTACAGCGGTAAGCGGCGCTCTACCTATGCGGATGTCGCTAGGGTCTCTGCCGTACCGGATGTGGATGATGTCGGATACCGGGATGTCAAAGGAGCGGCCGTCCGTGGTGTAGATGTAGTGCGTTAGCGGGTTTACCCCATTGCCTACCGGTCTGACCATGTCCTGCGGCAGAAACTGTAGAGCGGTCACCGTGCCACGGGTGCTAGAGCGAATCTTTCTCAGGTAGGTGTTGCCGAATAGTTTGTAATCCTGAATGCACCAGCCCCAGAAAAGGCTACCCATAATCATCGGATCCGGCTGCGCCATGAGCTGCAATACCGGGTGGTCTTCTACCGGCTCTGCCTGCTGGCTGTCTACCGGTCGGTAGTAGCGCGGCGTGGCCTGTGGGTAGTTCCTGACGTACCAGTCTATGGCACTAGCCACTACACCGTTTAGGCCTAAGTCACCGGCTACTCTAGCCCAGTCCTTGGTGCTTCCAGGGAGCGCCCGGCGTAGCAATGTCTGCAGCTGACCAGAGCCGTACCCAGTGAGGTAGATGTCTCTAGACTGAGACAACGGCAACGGTAGTGCCTGTGTCGGGTTGGCTGCGGCTTTACGCCCAAGGAAGCGGTCAAAGATACCCATGGCTTCAGTATCCCACAAAAAGAAAAAGCCCCCTTGCGGGGGCCTGTGGGCTTGAGTGGTTTAGATTGTTTTCATCTCGTAGCGGTATGCGTCTCCGCTTACGATGTAGGTCTTGACGTTGCCGTCTTCGCTTGAGCCTTCGTAATACCAAGATGTCTCAGTGTCTGCGTTCATCTTGATAAGCGACTCTGCCCATTCACCGGCACACTGCCAAGTACCAACCGGTGCTACATCAACAACCACACCATCCTCAGTCAACACTTGGCGAATCTCTTTGTTTGCGGTCTTCAGTTTCATATCTATCTATCTCCCTGCTTGATGTCAACAATATACACTGTAGGTATATATACTGCAAGGGTATAGAGGTATATATTTTAGACGGCTCCCCAACTTCGCTTAGATCCGCACACCTGCCAAGCATAAGCCAGAGCGTCCACCACGTCATCATGCCTACCAACCGGAAAGGATAGCAGCTCATCTTCAAAGTAAGCCGGTAGCCCTTGGCAGTGCATGACTTGGCTTTGCTCGTACCGGGCTTCCAGAGGCGCAAAGCGGGTCACTTTGTCACGGTCTGGGCGTATCCCCCGGATAGGTAGTTTCGTACGCCGTAGAAGCTCCTGCACAACAGCGGCTTGATATTGCACCTGCTCGATGCCGATCATACTAGGATTCCACTTAGCCGCCATAGCCTCAATGAAGCGTAGCACGGAAGCAAAGTCCGCGCGGGTACGGTTGATGTCTCTAACGTAGATCGTGCCATCATCAGCACGGGATACAACAGCAACCCCGGTGTAGTCGGCTTCAGACTTCGTAGAGATGGCAAGGTCAACCCCGATGTAGGTTGGTAAGCCTTCAGGACAATCGCCGTACCGCAACCACTCCCGCTTGATACGCGCTCCCGCCGCATCCACGAACTCGGCTAAGTACTCCTGCCGGAAAGCGATGCTCGGCAAAGACTCACCCGCCTTGCCTACCTCCTCAGCATCAATCCACGGGTTAGCCGTGGTTGGCATCTGCCAAGACATCCAGTCGGCATCCGTAGCGGCTTGGTTGTAAAGGGTGCGGAAGTAGTTGGAGCCTTTAGGCGTACTAAGGAAGAACGCGTCCCCCTTGTAATCGGTTAGCGTTGGGCGGATGGCTTCAGTCCAGGCTTGCTCTAAGTGTCTAGCCATGGCGGCTTCATCAATGATGACCCGCTTGTACTTACGACCACGGGCTACCGTGCTTGGATCGTCTAAAGTCCAGTAATCGATAGCAGCCCCGGTTATAAGCTCGATGCGCGGTGCAGGGCTTTGTACGGCCCGCCGGATAACGGGAGCATAGATGCGCTTATGATCGGCGTATGCCTCTTCTAGGAGCCTGTAGGTAGGTGCAAACCACGCGCAGGGCAAGCCGTCAATCAGCACCGGGTCACTGAGCAAGTTACCGCCCAGCGTGGTCTTACCGAATCTTCGACCTACTCAGCCACAGGCAAGGACGTTGTATCGCCTTGCCTGTGCCATTATCACCTGCTGTGCTTCATGCGGTCGAGGGAGAACCAATCGAATGTCTGGCATTATGGTTTGTCTGCGTACTCCACGATCACCTTGACCGGTGAACCGTCTGCCCCGGTCTGCTCTACCCTTGATGACCAGTCGGCCTTGTGCTTCCGTTCAAGCCACCACGCCGCTGCCTGCCATGTCGTATCAGCTGCCTTCTGGATGATAGCCACGTTGCGTACCTCGGCATCACCCTCTGCTTTTTCTATAGCGTCCGCAAAATGCGAATTAGATTTTAACCAGTTGGCTAGTGTGTCTTGTGAGATACCAGCATAAGCACAAGCAGCACGGCGTGTATTGCCTGCCCTGAGCGCTTGTGTGATGCGTGTTTCTGTTTCCTCGTTGTATTTTGTTGGTCTACCTGCCATCTAGCACCGCCTTCTGCCCTGTGGCGTTTTCCCATCGCTGAATAATGACATCGCAATACTTAGGGCTTATTTCCATCCCGTAACATTTGCGGTTAGTTTTCTCGGCTGCAATCAATGTAGTACCAGAGCCTAAGAATGGCTCTATTACGATTGCGTTTTCTTCTGAGCTTGATCGTATGCATCGCTCAATCATAGCCAATGGTTTAGGCGTTGCGTGTCCTAGCCGCTCTTCACCTGACACGCTTGCATATTCCCAAACGTCTGTCATGTTGTCATGTGTGTTGTCAAAGTATGCACGGGTTGCGTAAAACTCCCGCTTGAGTTCGTCGTACTCCCGCTTAAATGCGTTACCATTTGCGGCTTTTTGTATTGCTTCGTATTGTTCTTTTTGCGGGAAACTCCACTGGCTTTTACTGAACCAGTGGTCAGCCATACGGGGATGAAATCCAAACATATCAGCTACCGTTTTATTTGTCATACCTGCTTTGTCACGTTCGGTTTGTAGGTATGACCGTATCGGCTCCCAACCTTCCCAGTAGTTATCTGAGTCGTTGCTAAATCCTTGCTCGCCAATCATGAAGAATAAACACCGTTCGCTTCCAGTTGCATATTGTCGGTGTTTTTCGCTGAGTCTGCCTTGCGCTCGGTTCTTCTGCCAAACGATTTCATTACGGAAGGTGAACCGCTCGCTGTCTTTCAATCCATTGACGAACCACAAGCGCCATAGGTCTTCAGCGTTACCCCAAATGTAAACGCTTCCGTTGTCGGTTAGTGCTTTGCGGAACGCTCGCCACCAATCCATCTGGAATGAGTCAAGTTTATCGGCGTATAGGTTGTCATTCTCCACGCCTTCGTTTTCTTTACCCATGCCATATGGCGGGTCGGCGTGTATAAGTTGTGCGATATCACCATCCATCAACCGTGCCACGTCATCAGCCTTTGTACTGTCACCGCAAAGCAATCGATGCCTACCAAGAATCCAAAGGTCTCCCGGCTTGCATCGTGTCTCGACTTCCTCCGGCACTTCATCAGGATCGGTTAGTAACTCGGCAGGTTCAGTCATACCCGCCAGTTCATCAATCAAAGCATCAAGGTCGGCTGCGCCATACCCTGTACCTTGAAGGCCAATAGGCGTATTCGCAAGCTCGGCCAGGATGTCGGTAATCTTGGTTGTGTCATCTTGCCCGATACGGGTAGTCCTGTTGTCTACTACAAGAATCCGCAGCTCTTCTTCTGGCGTAACATCAACCCACTGCACGGGTACGGTTTCCCAGCCTAGTGCCTTTGCAGCCATGACCCGGTGATTCCCCGCTAGGATGTGCTTAGTACTCGTGTTGACAACCACAGAGCCGTACCAACCATTGACAGCTAGACTGGTTTTGATGGCTTCCACATCGCCGTTGTTAGCGTTGCGAGGGTGGTGCTTGAGTAGGTCAATAGCGACCTGCTCAATCTCCTTATTGATAATCCTATTTGCCAAGGCTGTCCTCAATATTTTCTGTTGCTGCCCACAGCAGGGCATCTTTCATCTGCTGGTCGGTGATGCCCTGCCGCTTGGCTCTACGCTTGACATCTTTATACAGCCAGCGTGTATACATCTCCGACCATACCACCACGCATCCAGCCCCCATCAAAGCACCAATAGCAAAAGGAATCATTTGGTTTCTTCCCATATCGGCTCCCCGGTCACCGGATTGTACTTACCGATCATCCAGTCTTCGGCGAACAGGTCACTGGCGGTAAGCCATATGACGCTGTTGTTTTCCTTGACCTCTGTACCCTCTGCAACGCTGAAGGTGTCCCATAGTTCACTGAACCGGAAGTGTAGCCCTTCAGGCCACAAAGCCCGGCGTATAGGCTTCTCTGCCAGTAGGGCATCAAGTGCCTGGTTGTACTTCATTACTCGTCTCCCAATCGCAAACTTCCCAGTCATCTGCTTTCATGTCTTCGTATGTAAAGCAAGTGAACTTACACTGAACTTCCCATGCTTCTGTGGTGCGTCTATCAATAAAACATAATGCTTCAGGGTCAAAGTAGACGATTCTATTTTCGTCATTGTCTAGCCATGCTTTACGTGTTATGGGCAATCCATTCATAAAGGCATCTAATACTGCCGCATATGTCATCTGATTATCATCCAGTCATTAGCGAGTATGTCTGCACCACGGAAGTAAGCAGCACCGGCATGATGCCGGTTACCAGCACCGTCCAGCTTGTACATCACCATCTGCCCGTGCTGTACGGCATAGTGGATTCTTGCGCCATCCCGGCAAACGTATCTGCCGTCCCTCATATGCACCAAAGCACCAGAGAAAGCGATACGGGCGGTGTAGTGTGCCGTAGTAGGTGCGAAAGAGGCTACCTCGTCTGTACACATCTGCTGGTAACCAAGGCTGGTAGCGTAGGCCAGCAGCTCAGGGTCTCGTACCCACTTCTCAACGCTCTGCCGCCTCACGATGTTGTCAGCGTTAGACCAGCTGCCGGTCTCGCTAAAGATTTCCATCGCTTGCCGGATGCGTTCTTTCTTTTCTTCAAGACTAAATGCTAGTGCCATTTAGATCCTCGGCTTTCAACAATCGCGTATATTGCTTGCTGCCTGCTCGTGTAAAGATTCTGCCATCGTCAGCTAGTTTAGCCAACGCCCTATGATAAGTAGCAGTTGCAAATCCATACTCAGAAACGATTTGCTTAGAATCTCTTGTTGACAGCAAACCTTTATTCTTCTTCAGTTCAAAAATGATTATGCTTGCACATTGGTCAAGCCGTGTATCGAACTCGGAAGTTACTGCTAACGCATACGCCTCATTTAGTTTGCTCATTATTTATCTCCTCCGCTTCCTTGGCTATCCGATCAGCGTATGCTGTGTCCCTGGTTGCAACATATGCCATGTACCAGAGCGCCTTGATGGCATCGTCTGTAGCCGTACCTTTGTGTGGGCATCGTTGCAAGTACTTGACAACGTTCCCTGCTGCAAAGTCCAGCCCCCAGTCATCAATGACGCTGAGGGCTTGAATCTTGGTTGTCCGGTAATGACCGGTCAAACTGCTACCGCTTCGGTCTGCTTGTGCATCATGCGGTCGATGTTGTAGCTCACTGCCCAGATGTCTGCAAGCACGTCTGCCACCTTGAGGTTACCAAGCCAGAAAGGATTCTGAATACACTCACCGAACCAAGAGTTGCAGTCAAAGATTCCGGTGTCTTCGCCGGTCATAGCAACCATCAGGTGAAGGTCACCCTTGGTCAAGTGAATCTCGCTATGGTCGCTTGATACCTGAATCTGAAGCGGGCAATCGATTACGCCGAACGGCTCAACCCGGTTGATGGTCTGCTGTGCAAGGTCTGTAATAACCTCGGCTAAAGTCTTAGTTGTTTCTGTCATTGTTTTATCTCCCAAGATTGGGAGGGATTCTAGCCCCTCCCGGTTACACGTTACCCGTATCTACTCGCCTTCAAACGGGTCTACGATGTCATCCACCGGTTGCGGTGTAACTTTGCGTAGTGGCTTTGTAGCTGCCACCTTGACCGGCTTCACGGTTTCGATCATGTTGGTGTATTCACCGTTGAGTTTTTGCCGGGTACCGACTACAACCTGCCATTGACCAGACTTAAGTGCGTTGATGTCAAGTGCCGCATATTGGTTACGGTCAAGGTGCTTGCCGAGCATCGAGTCTAAGAGAATCGTGAGCTTGGCTTTTTCATTGCCGTATGCGGTCTTTGTGAACTGAACAAACCGGAAGGGTTGCCCGTCATCATCGCCTACCTCAGTGGTCTCAAAAACAAACTTGTAGTTTGCTTCCAGTACTGTCGGATCATCAAACGATTTGCCTTGTACTGCTTCGATGTCAATCAAGGCGCAAATGTAAACGCCGGATTCAGCGACTGAGAACTTCTTACCAGTTCCTTCGCTGTACGAACCATGCTGTGCAAAGAATCCCATTACTTACTCCTTTGAGCCATCCGGCTCATTACGGCACTATTGCCACATCGTTATATACCATAGTGGTATAAACTGTCAAACATTTCTTTTTGATAGATGTATCCACTTTAGGTTATGAACTATCCGCCAAAGTTGTGTTTTACCAACACCATATTCTTCAGCTAACTTTGATTGTGAAATACCACCAGAAGTGTAGCGGTCGCGAATCTCCAATACTTGCCAAGTTTGAAGCTTGACCTTTGGATGCTTTTCACCTGTAAGGCTCCGCCCCTTGCGTCTCATATCAGCCATGTTCTCATTATGAGTTGCCACAAAAAGATGGAATGGGTTAACACATAAAGGATTGTCGCATCTATGACAGACTGATAATCCAGCCGGTATTGATCCATAAACTGATTGATAAGAAGCCCGGTGTGTTGATATTGATTTACCTGCGATTTTGATAACTCCGTATCCATCTTTTGTAACCTTGCCTGTGTACTGCAAGCATTC